TGATCAATTCATTGTTCCTGATTCAAGTATTAATACTGGATCATTTACAATTACTAATGCTTCTAACCCATCTACTTTAGCTACAAATCTTGGTTACACAAGTACAGTAGGAGCTTACTACTGGGCATATGAAGTAAGTGAAGAAGTTGCTTACGAAGAAGTATTAAATGTAAGTACTATTTATGATTTCTTAAAGAAACATTACTTAAAAATGTACTTAAATAATAACGGAACATTAGAAGTTGATTTCATGGATGAAGGATTTACATCTATTGAAGCAGTTGATACGGTATCTAATAATACATTCTATGTACAATCAGCTAAATCAAACTTCAAACAAACTGTTGAAATTGAAATTCCTACAGGATATGTTCAAGTTCCTAATAAGATTCTTATTACTGGTTCTAGATACACTGAGGTTAAAGTTGGTGACTTCTTAGCCGCTTATGTTGACCCAACAGTTGTATTACAAACTGGTGAAGTTGCTAGAAAACTTACAAGAATTTTAAGTAAAAAACAATATGCTGGTGATACTACATTAGTAGAGGTTACTTGTGATGCTAGAATTGAAAAAACTAACTATAGTGGTGATTATCAAACAACTAGATACACACCTATTGATAACTACGCTACTACTTATAAAGCTATCTCTCTTAAAGGATTTAGAATTAGACAAGCTTCTTTACCTGATGGTACTGAAACTAGACAAAATGCTATACTTAACTTAGTTGCTAAAGGAACTCCTTTATTCAAAGCAATTACTAATAAAGAAGCAATCGACTTCAGATATTTAATTGACTCATTTGGTCTTGGTTTAACTGAAAGATCTAAACAACAATTAGTTGATATCTGTGGAGAAAGATTAGATGCTCTTGGAATCTTGAATATGCCTTCTATGAAATCATTTAAGAACTCATCATCTCCTACTTTCGTAAATGCTGAAGGTGTTTTACAACTTGAGTACGTTGCTAAGGGTGGTGACCCAGAAAGCTCTCCTGCGTTCCTTTATTCATTCGGTGACGGAGCAGGTACTACAGCAGTAGGTTACTTTATGCCTTACTTAACTGTAAATGATAATGGTAGACCAATTGAAGTTCCACCAGCAGCATGGGTAGGAACAACTTATATGAGAAAACATACTTCAAATATAAGTGGAATGACTCCTTGGACAATCGCAGCAGGTGTTACTAATGGTAGAATTACTAATATAGTTTCAACTGAAATGGATTTCACTAATACTGATATCGAGTGGATTAACCAAGCTCAAATGAACCCAATTGTGTTCAAGAGAAACAGAGGAAACGTAATTGAAACTGAAAATACAGGTCAAACACTTTACGACTCAGCTCTTTCATACTTACACGTTAGAGAAGTTCTTATCGAACTTGAAAGAGAATTGTCAAGAATGTTATTAGACTTCCAATGGAAATTTAATACACCTGATATTAGAGCAGAAATTAAACTTAGAGCAGACGTTATCTGTGAAACTTATGTAAGTAAGAATGGTTTATACAACTACTTTAATAAAATGGATGAAGAAAACAACACTAATGAAATCATTGATAACCAAATTGGTGTTCTTGATACATATGTTGAACCAATCAAGGGTATGGGTATTATTGTAAACAATATTACTATCTTGAGAACTGGTGCTATCTCTGCGGGTGGATTCATCAACGGATAATAATTAATAAATTTTATAATAAAAAAGAGAAAAGTGAAAACTTTTCTCTTTTTTTTTGTTATAACCATAAGGTAAATTCATAGGAGTAACTATTCTATGAATATATAAATAAAAAATAACAACATTATATGTCTGAACAAAATAATATGAGTGAAGAAGAATACTTAAAGAAACATATTGGTAATTTAGAATCTTCTAAAAATCAAAACAACTCTGATATTCCATTTGTAGAGCAACCAAAAATTGACAATACAAGAACTACAGATCTTCAATATTTTAACTTTGATATTAAAGAACTTCCATGTGGTACTTTTTACCCAACAGGTACCGTATTTATGGTAAGACCTGCTCAAGTAAAAGAAATTCAATCTTACTCAATGGTTGATGACCAAAACTTTTACGATATCGTTGAAAAAATGAATGACATTCTTCAATCTTGTGTTAGAATTAAATATTCAGATGGTAAGATGGGTTCTTATCTTGATGTGAAAGACCAAGATAGATTATTTTTAATTTTCTTAATTAGAGAATTAACATTTCAACAAGGTAATTCATTAACAGTAACTACAAAATGTGGTTGTGGAGAAGAATTACAATTAGAATTGAAAAGAGACCATTTTTCATTCCACGAGATCGATGAAAAACTTGATAGATACTTTAGTAACTCTACAAGATCTTATCACTTTACAACAGTAAATGGTAAAGAGTTTGAATTAACTCCGCCAAATATTGGTCTTCAAAAAGCTTTTACTGACTATATCTTAAAAGAAAATAATGAAAAAAGAACTCCAAATCTTTCTTTCTTAAAAATTATTCCTTTTATGTTAGCTGGTAGAACTTCTGTTACTTATGAAGGTATCAAATCTAAATTAAAAGAGTTTGAAGAAATTGATGATATTTCTTTCCAATTCTTAAATGCGGCTGTTGGTAAAATGACTTTTGGTATCAAAGAATTGAAGAAAAAATGTTCGTGTGGTGAGGAGGTCCACACAGACATGCAATTTCCCAACGGAGCGTCAGGTATTTTCGTTATTCATGATGCCTTTGAAGCATATATTAAAGAATAAGTTATTACTACAAAAGCACTTTCATACACAAGAATATGCTATGGATGAATGGCCCTTTTGGATGTTTGAAGAAAACATTAAGTTGGTTAATGAGATTGTTGAAGAGGAAGATAGCTCTAGAAAGAAACAAGAACAAGATCAGCAAAAAGGAATGCCAAACTTTGATGCTAATTCAATGATGAGAAATGCTTCTAATATGTCAAATAGCATACCGAAATATTAAAATTAAACCCACCAATTGGTGGGTTTTTTGTTTATTAGACATAAAAAAAACCCATCTTAAAAGATGGGTTTTTAATTTTATTATTTCTATTAGTATCCAGATAAAATTGGAGGATTGATAGTAAAGTTATTATCAATGTACTCATCAATAAAGTAATCATAGATAAAGTCAGCTTGAGATGACTCAATAATGTTGTTTGATGACCAGTCTAAAGCGTAACCAGCTAATTGTTTAATTTGTACGTTTTGGAAAGTAACACGTCTTAAAACAACACCTTTTTTATCGTGTTGGTTAACAATAACAGTTCCAATAATATCACTTTTATAGTGAAGTGAACCATTTTGTGAGTTAAATACTAAATCGTACCAAGCCTTCAAAGCATTCCAAGTCTCCATAGAACCTTGTTGGTTAACGTTAACATTGAACTTGATGTTAAATTCACCAGCGGTTTTAGTTGGAGTTGTCAAGAACTGACGAGTTGAATACTTGAATCTTTGTTCTTTAACACCAACGTCAAATTGTGTTAAGTTCATATCAATATTCAACGCATTTTGAAGAAGTAAAATTGGGTTTCTACCTTGAGCCTGTAAAATAACAGGTAATACAAAGGTAATCTCAAATAAATTAAGATATACTACTTCATCAGGTAGCGTACCAGGACCCCCTGGTGAACCTGTGTTCAAAAGTTGAGTAAAATGTGGTAATGGCATATTTTTTTTAATTATTTTTTATAAATTATATATTTTTATTTGTTCTCTCTTTAGCTCTATTTTAAAATATTATGTTGTAAAAAATGCCATTTCCACTTTTTAATAAATACAATATATGAACTGTAATTATAGATATTGTAATAAAGAGATTATTTGGGGTAGACCAGATAGAAAGTTTTGTAATAAAAACTGTAAATCTAAAGAAAAGGCTATATCAAAAGAATTAAAGGCTCTTAATAGAAGAAGTAAAAAAAGTAAAGATTTTGTTGAAAAGTCAAATATTAAACATGACAATAAATATAATTATGACTTAGTGCTTTATGAAAACTGTAGAAGTAAAGTTAAAATAATATGTCCAGTTCACGAAGAGTTTGAACAAACACCAAATGCTCATTTATATGCTGGTAGTGGATGTGAGAAATGTGCCAGAGAAGCCAGAAGAAAAGAAACAATATCACAATAATTTCATATAAAAAGAAAAGAAATTTTTAATGAAAGTTTTTATTACAACAGATTGGCATTTTGGAGTATATCTTAATAACTTAGATAAGTGGTTAGATATGATGGAAGATTATTTCTATAACTCTTTTATTCCTTACATCAGAGAAAATGCTAAACCAGGTGATATTTTAATACACTGTGGTGACTTATATGACAACAGAACATCTATTCCTATCATTGCTTCATATAAAGCAGAGAAGATACTCCTAGAGTTGTCTGAGATACTTCCACTACATATTATTGTAGGCAATCATGACTTATGGAATAAAGGTTCAAATGATATTAATTCGGTTAGATTATTTAACCACGTTAATAATGTAAATGTTTATACTAATACAACTACTATTGAAGTGGACGGTCAGAAATTAGTACTAATGCCTTGGGCTGAAAAAAGATTAGATATGATTAAAGAAATCACTAATAACCAAGGTGATTATTTATTTTGTCACTCTGACTTAAATGGTTGCCGCATGCATTTAAATTCAGTAGCACATAGAAATGCTGATAAAATTGATGTTGATGAGTTTAAGAAATACAAACATGTTTTTAGTGGACATATTCACATTCGACAAACAAATGAAAATTTCTCGTTTATAGGCTCTCCATACCAAATGGACAGAAATGATATGGGAGACCAAAAAGGTATCACCATTCTCGACCTAAGTAGTGATAAAATTGATTTTGTACCTAACACATACTCTCCAATATTTAGAAAATTTAGAGTTGCTAATGAAGAAGATATTGACAAATTAGATGAATTAAGAGGAACTAAAGATTATATTGATTTAGCTATCTCAAATAACCTGTTAATTAATAACAGAAAGCTTCGTAGAAAGTTAGAAGTTATGTTGGAGAAAGGTAATTTTGCTTCTGTAGAATATATTGACGATATTACCAAAGAGTTAGTTGATGGTGAAGATGTAAATGAATCATTAGAAGTTGAACTAGACGAGAATGGAATGGAAATATCTGTTCAATTAGAATATGAAGATTATATTAAAGAGTATATCTTGAAACAAAAGTATGATAATGATAAGTTCAAATCAGGAATTGTAAATGAATTTGATGAAGTCATTAAGATATACAATGAAAATTATAAAGTCAAAGCTGACTAAAAACAAAACCCATCTTTAAGATGGGTTTTTTATTAACTTTATTTTCAAATCTCCTGTACCTTTTATAACTCGATGATAAACACCCATTGGTATAAATGCCTTATCTATTACTTTAGGTAACTCATTATCTATTTGTATTTTCCAATCTGTATCACCAATAGATTCAATTATTCTATCTTCTCTATCACGGTGCCACATATATTCGCCAGAATCGGTATCTTGGCTGAACACTCTGATAAATTCATTATCACTTAATTTAGTTTCTTGGAAAGGAAGTATCATATTTTAAACTTTGTTTTGTTTAACATATCTATTATGTAATCCGCATATTGTTCGGATGTAAACTTTTTCCCATACTGTGATTTAAGTTTTTGAAACTGATCATTCACTTTATTTGCGACCATTAGACCAAAGCTATTTTTATCTCTACCTTTTGCGGTATCTATTCCAAAATCATAAGCTCTTTTCTTAGTTTGTATACCAGTTTTCTTCAACCAATTATTATATACTTCTAATACTTTATTTTTGTCATCATCTTTATACCAATAAAACTTTAGATGGTCATTATCTTCAATAAAATGTTTAGCATCATATCCACACTTGAAAGAAATTGCCGAGTTTTTTAATTCACCTTCTGTACAAGCTTTGTAAAAGTCACTTATAAGAGTTGCGAGTCCATTGAACCATCTTTTCAGGTTATCTTCGCTTTTCTCAAATGTTACATAAAAGTTTTTTGTTATCTCCTGGTCACCTATTACTTCTTTTTGTTTAAGACTTGAGTTATAATTTACACCAAACCACTCATTTTGATCATCCTGTACAATTTTCATTACTCCACTTTTATACTTAGATAAGTATTCATCAAGGATTTTTTTCCAACTAGGGGATAATTTTTGAATAAAATTATTAAGTTCTATATGTTCTTCTTTTCCTCTAATTATATTTTGATATATCCAAGAAGAAAAATCCATATCAGTTCCGTCTAAACTACTATTTATAAAATCAATTAACTTTTTTCTTCTCTCGTCACTGATTGTGAAAAATAAGTTTTCAAATATTTTATATGTTTTTAAGTGTTTCATAATTACCAGAATCCGGGATAAGTTTTACCACCCCAAAGGTGTCCATATTTATTAATTCTACAAGCCCAATATCCTGCTTTAGTTTTATCTTTCTTCATATCACAGTTATGTCTAGCCGCAAATGACTTTCTAGCTTTAGGATTACTAACTTTAGCTGTTAATCCACCATGAACATCACCAAATGCTATCTTTTTAACCTTACCAGTTTTAGGATTCTTAACATAAACTTGATACTTCTTAGAACCACCACGCATTGGGTAGTTTAACTTAACTTCTTTATTGTGATATTTAGCCTCAAATACATAAGCATCTTGACCATCATCATATTTACACTTACAAGGTTGACCATCAAATTCTCCTTCAAAAGAAGTACAAGCCGCTTCTCCGTTTTTAACCCAAGCTAATGGTTTAATATTTGTAACCATTTTACCCATAACATCATATTTGAAATCAGGTGTTACATCATGTATAGAAAATGCTGGTTGATTTGTCTCAACAACAAATTCCATTGGTAAATCTAAAGGAACTAGTTCACCATTGTACATTCCAAACTTACCAATATCAGTTGATTCGTATAATTCTTTATCAACATCACATAGATTAACTCTACCTAAATCAAATAACTCTCTTGCTTCTTTGATTACTTCATAGAAAGCATCAGAACCCGGTCTGAATATATTTTCAGTAATAGGTTTATTATTCTCTAAATGATATTTAAGAGATTCTGATATATTTACAGATTCTGTGAATTTAATAATTTTCATAAATTATATTTTTATTTATTGACCAGCAATTGAGTTCATAAAGTCAGCTATATTCATAACTTTAACATCAGTTTCTGGATTTGATTCTTCTTCAGAACCACAATCACAGTCTTGACAACCACAACCCTCTTCTTCTTGCTCAGGTTCAAAAGAATGTGGAGTGTTATATTCTTCTTCAGATTCTTCTTCACCTTCAGGTTTAACCTCAACCTCAACTTCAATTGTAAAGTTTTCAAAGCTTTTAACTTTTCTTAGTTTATCAAATTCTTTTTTAACTTTTTCTTGGTCTTCGACATCGGTCGTAAATGATGGTTTCTCATCTTTATCTACTAAAACTTCAGCATTAAAAAGAACTTCTTGGTCTTCAATCTTGTCTTCTTTTTTGGTTTCATTAAATTTTTTAATGTGTTTCATAATTATTAGTTTATTTTGATACTCTTATATATTAAATTCACCTACTAAGAAAAGATAAATTAATATATATGTAAAAGTTTATAATAATAGATGTCAAATCATAAGAACTTATTATTTTTCAATAAAGAAGGGGATAATTTAAATTTTAATTATAGTGATATAAATGATAGATTCGAAGGATCTATAATGTTTCATGAGAACTCAAACGATACGTTTAAAACTGCGGGTATTTATACATTAGAAAAGATTCCATCTTTTGAGTTTGAAAAACCAGGTGAAATGTATTTGAGTAAATTTCAGTTATTCAATGAATTTGGATTTGACTTTTACGAGGGTAAATATTTTACTCAATCCGTAACAAAGATTGAACCTATTAACAACGATCCTAACTTTTATTCAAAATGGATTTATGGTGAAAAGTTTGATATATTTTTTCCAATTGGAACTATTATTAGATTCAATTCGTCATTTTTAGAATTCACTAATCCATTACAAACATATACCGTTGTATCTGTAAAAAAAGGAGCTATAATGATTATAAGCTCTGTGGATAACGCCACATTTGAAGTTAACTATTATAATGAATACATATACAATGATACTTACTTAGGCAAATCTATATCAGCCATTAACGCAATAGGTGTTTATAATTACATAGATGGTTCTTATAAAGATAATTTATCAGCTTGGAATGAACCAAGTTTTTATGATAAATTATACAAAAGAAAAAAACTTAATATTATAAATAGTGAGTTTAATAATAAAACGGTCACTGTTTTAGAAAAAGAAATAACAGATACTAGATTTTTTGAATACTACACTTCAAATATAGATAATAATCAAGATTTGATTATAGAAGTTGCTTCAAAAACTGATTTACCTAAAATATATGAAGGTTCATTATCATTTGAATACACTGCTGGAACTTGGTCTACACCTGAAATCAATAAATTAGTTTTTGGTGGACTAGTACCACAAGTTTTAAAGTCAGGTAGAGAATTTAAAGTAATTGGCTCTAATAATAATCAAAATTTCTTTACAGTCGCTAGTATTCCAACATTTTACGGAAATAGTCAACAAACATTTTATGATGTTAAATCTCAGGTATTATTTAATAATAAAATATATGAGTGTATTCAAGCTTATACTCAAAGTTTTGCTTTAGAATCGACACAATTTATAACACCGACAAATGAGCCAACATATTGGACAGATATAATTTCTCATGTAAAAGTTGACCAACAAATAACTCCGGAATTCTTATCAAGTTGTCAAGTTTATCTAACTACTGATAAACTTTATTTCTCACACGGCTATACACAAAGCTCGCAAGTGACTTTAGCATCTGCTGCTGAAAAATACGCAAGTGACTTAAAATCATTCAATGTTGAACTTTTTTACGAAAAAGGTCAATTGAAGGCTGATTTGATGTATCCAAGTAAATATGTAGAGGTAAATTACTATCAAGGATCAGTTGGTCCAACATATTCTATTGGTAATATTAAACAAACATATGAAAGACTAATTCAAGTATCAGAACCATTAACAAAGGAATTAAATTATAACTTCTCATCAAATCATTCAGTTAATATAGTATTTACTGACTTAGATGAATATGGTTTTAAATTAATAGTAAATAAACAAGTATTTGAAGAAGAAATAGCATGGGTTTATAGTGGTATCGGACCAGACATGGTAAGAACTATTGATAGAACTCTTAGAACTTGGTTAACAAGAAATTATATCAATCTTCAAAAATTAGGAATAATAGCCGATTTACAATATATTGGATCATTTACTTCACCTTTTTACAACTCAATAAAATTACACACAGAATATCCAAATGTTGAAATGTATGTAAATGATGTTAAAGTTGGAACAACTGCTAATTATTACATAGAACACTCAAAAGTTTTATTCAATGATATGGGTAGTTACTTATCATTAGAAATCAATAGTGATACTTATGACCAAAGTACAATATATTTAACAGGAACTTATTCACAATATCCTAATATACCAGCTACATTACAAGCTTGGGTAGATGAACATGGATCATACTTAGCAAATTATGGAATATTAGTAACTAATATACACAATTTATTAAAATTTGATGTTAAAAAATTAGATAGAAGACTAGATTATACTATAACAACCGGTAAGAGTTCTTTACCAGGTATGAGTGATTATATAATTACTAAAAAAATTAAAGGAAATAATGGTGTAGTTATAACATCTAATGAAGTTAGACTACCAGATTCTGCTTCAGGTACTTATTCATTTGAAGATGCTGGTTTCGCAACCGGAATGGCATTTTCCATAAATAACACATTTCACACTTGGAATAATACAGAGTTTAATGTTCAGTTTTTAGATCCAGAAGTTATGAATTTAAGTTACCAAGGACCATTCTGGGGCACTAAAGACCCCACTTGTAACTCATCAGCTTTTATAACACTAGCATTTGAAATTGGATTTGGACAAACTGCTTGTGATCCAATTATTGGACCAACTGGAGGTTCAAGTGGCGGTCCATTTAATTTACAACAATTTAGTAGTGCGTTTAGTTTAGCCTATAATCCAAATGTTTACACAACAAATACATATAACCTACAACAATATAATGGTACTAATAATTTAGTTGATATATCTTATGTTCAATTATCTAACGCAATTTATGCTTTTGGAGATGAGGTTGTAGTAATGGATGCGTTCTTAACAGATTACTTAACAAATATTCCTTTACCAGGAAATACACAAAGTAAAAAAATGGAATTTAATCCAGTTAATAACTACTTATATTGTGTTTCTAATAAAATCATTTACGCTATTGACCCTTTAATAAACACAGTAGTTAAATCGATGACATTCTCAAATACATCATTGATTATTGATGATGTTAAATTTAACACATCAAATGGTGACATGTATATTTCTTTTATAAATTCACCAACAGTTGATATTTATAACTCAAGTAACAATTACTATACTACTTTATCAGGATCTACAACAAACTTCCCGTCAGGTGTTGTATCAACCGGAAAAATGGCATTCAATGAATTTGAAGGTGATATGTATATTCAAACTTTTGGAGTATCAGGTCAAGTTATAAGAGTAAATACAAATAGAACTATACAAACATCTTATGGCATATCAGGTTTAACGGGTTCTTTATTTTATGAACCAGTAAATGAGTCAGTTTATGCTTACGATACATCAAATCTTTGGAAAATTGATAATGGATTAACAGTTTCTATATCAGGCGTATCAGTAACTGGATTCTCAGACATTATATTTAATAATTTAACTGGTCAGATGGATTTATCTGACTCATCAACAGCTTTCAGAGGAATTGATTTAACTACAAATAATGTAGGATTTACAACTTATCTTGGTAATTATGGTTATTTAGTATTAAATCAATATGACGGAAGTGTTTACATGTCATCCAAAGGATCTAGTGCTATAGTGGTTATTAACCCAGTAGATGGAACATCTCTTAATATCAATCCAATGACTTCGATGACTGATAGAATAATCTATAATCCTGAAAGAAAATCAATTTGGACTATACAACCAGGATTAAATTCTATAATAGAGGTTGAGGTTACACTTAATAGCACAATAACACCTGAAATAGTACCATCGGTTCCTATATCAGAAGATAATAGATATGGTACATTAAATCCAGATTATGTACCACATGATAGTTTATGGTTAAAAACTAAAGAATATTTAAGAAAACCAAGAGAGAATTTTTCTCAAGAGGCAAGAGTCGAATACTATTGGAAATGGTATTCTGATGTATCACCAGAATTCTTTATTTATGACTTCTCAGGAACTCAGTTAACTAATTCAGGTAGTTATTCATACACAGGACCTAAACCTTTACCAACGGTTGTTTTAAATAAAAAGCCTAATAAAGATTTAACAAAATTAGATTCTCCGGAATATCAACAAACAATATTTGATGAGGTTTACTACCCATTAAGTTATATTGATGACGAAACAAATATATCAACATCACCAGAACCTTTAGAATTATTCTTAGGATTTAGAGCTGATGATGAAGGAGCAATAAGATCGATATTACAGCTTTATAAAAAAGAAGATGTCTCTTTATCAATTAATTCAACATCTACTAATAACACTTTTATAACTTTAGAAACTTTAGATCCAAATGGACCAGATAAAAGAGGTTTGATAAAATTAAATACAAACTCATCTGAATACTTTACAGAAAAAGGTCTTAAAGAAGGACAACTAATAGCCGTTTACATAAAAGATAATATGAATAAAAAGAATCAGTATATCTCACATAATAATGGTTCAGTTTTTAAAATTAGGAGTGTATTTTATAAAACTCTTATTGTTGATTTCTTAGGAATAAATGATTATTTATTTACTGAAAGTACTTTAATTTCGAATTATCCAACTTCAGGAAATACAACGTATTGTAAATTTGATATTAACGTAATTGATAGAGAAATTGGAAGATTCATAACTTATGGTCAAACTGAGATTGAGGATATACGATTCAAAACAGAATTGGGCAATGTTGGTAAATTAATAGCACCAAATGAAGTATTTATTTTCAAAGACTATGATGTTTTAGAAGGTGGTATTGATTGGACTTATCTTAATAAGAAGAGAAAAGAAATGTTAATGATGAAACACTTGATATATCCTTATATCGGTGCTTATAAATCAATTATTAATGCTATTAACTTTTTTGGTTATAACGATTTACAATTAAATGAGTATTATAGAAATATAAATCCAGAGTCTGAAAAATTCTTAAAATTATTTAAGCAGGAAATACCTGATATATTTGATAATACGGTTGAGGGTTGGACTGAAAGTGACTTCATTACAAATAACTTCCCTAATGATGATTATGAAGAAACTAGAATGTTTAACTTAACATATAACATAACTGATAAAGATGGAAATAATATCATTAATTATTCAATTGATGAGGTAATTATTAAATTACAAGGTCTTAAATACTGGTTAAAAAGAAATATTATACCTTTAACTCATAAGATATTAGACATAACAGGTAGAGCTTATTTCAAAAATCAAACTGAAATAACACACACATCATATGATATTCAAATGATTAATATTAGACAAAATATGACACCAATTTCATTCAAATTGAATGAAGTTTATCTTATGCCTATTAATAGTGGATCAACCGTATATAACTGTGTAATTGATTTCTATTCAATAGTAGATGGTGTTGGTGCTGATAAAAATCCAACAGGATTACTAACACCACCTAAACCATTTAATGGATCTAATCTTGATTTACCTGATTATTTTGATATAACAATAAGAACTTATAAAACATATAAAGAATGGGCACCATTTACAACTTATAATACTGGTGATAAAATTTCATACTACGGTAAATTATACGAGTCACAAGTTGACGGTAATAAAATTAAAAATCCGAAAAAGTATGAAAACTTAACAAGCTGGGTTTCGGGTGGTTCATATTCAGTAACTACCACGGTTGAATATAACAGAGATGTTTTTGTTTATAGTGGATTAGGAACTATGTCATCTACTGCTAGTTCTATCATACCACCAATAAATGATAGTGACAATTGGTTAAAAATAACCGAATGGAAAGAAATAAATTATGAACCAGTACAAACTATTAAGGAGTTTAGAAAAATTAATAAACCAGATGATACAAGAGTTTACCCACAGATAGGTGGTAATTCAAATCCAATGCCACCATCTAGCATTCCTATTGATTCAAATACGTTAGAAGTTTACTCACCGAAAGGCAATAATTCAAATCCAATATTACCTTTTAATTTTACAATTGATTCTAATATAGATCCATTTATTGTGATTGAAGTTACCTCAGACAATGGTTATGGTTTAATTTATAGAGATAAAAAGAATTATGAAATAAGAGGTCTTAAAGATTTAACGGAACCAACTACTTATATTGATTTAATAGGTCCATTTCAACCAATAACTCCAATTTATTAAAATAAAAAAACCTCTGTGAAAACAGAGGTTTTTTTTAATTAACTAATTTATTATTCAGTTACTTTTTCTTTTTTAGATTTAGTATTTGTCTCAGATACATTTTCAAACTTATCAGATACAACACCATCCTCAAATGTAAGAACCCAATCTTGGATATCTTGTGAAAGGTTTTTACTTGCTGCTTCATAATAATTAAACATTTTACTGATACCACCAATTCTTAAAAGAATTTTAGAGAAAGTATAAGCATCTTTAGTAAGACCTTTTACTTTATGTTTAGAAATCAAATGATAGATATAAGTGATTTCTGTAGCATTAACAGCAAAAGCAATCAAATCATCATCATTTGTATATTTAGCTTCTTTCATAGAACCTAACATATTTGTCAATTCAATAGCAAAGAATACTGTATTAACATCATATTCCATTTTAGTAAGAATTAAATCTGTTAAAAACTTATGCTGAGGTCTATTTAATTGAAAATTATACTTAGCTTCTTTAAGAGCCGCTGAGTAAGAACTCCACAAACCTTGAGATTCTAAATAAAGACTATCTTTTTCTCCCTCAGATTTACCTTTACCTGAGTTATTTTTCATAAAACTCTCAATGTCTTTAATTTTAGAATCCAATAAAGACTCTTCTTGAGCTGTTATGATTAAATTATCCATCTCATTTTCAAAAAATGATGTTTCTGGTTTTACTACTTTTGTTTCAATCTTTTCCATATATAATTTTATTTATTTTATTTTTTATTAAGCGATAAATTCATCTTCTACTTTACCATCTTTCTTTTGTTCTTGGTAAAGCTCTTCAACTTTATTAGCTCTTGCTACTTTTTCAACACCATATTTATTAACAATAGCTGAGAAAGTATTTAAATCAGTTTTAATAAACTTGATTTTACCAGTTTCAATGTTGATATTGATTTTATCAATTTCTTGTTCCATTAAAATTACAATCGATTCATCATCAAAAACACTAACTAAGTCATCATTAATAGAAACTAAGATTTCTTTTTGAAGAACAAAAGCAAAATGATCCGGAATCTTTGTTACTTTGATAAGTTCTTTTTGTTTTTCGCAACCTACGAATTGGAATTTAATACTCACTGGGAAGGACTTTTTGTTAAAGACTTCATAAAATCTTGCGATTGCGTCTTCTGATACCTCATAAAATTTATCCATATTTTTAGAATTTATATTTTTTATTTATAAGTTCTGTAGTGGTGAAAGTTTACTTAAAAAAGTAAAATAAGTAATAAAATTAAAGATATAACTGAAACAACTGGAATTACTCTATATCTTAAATTATCATAATACTTATTACTTCTAAATGTGTCGTTAGGTAGTGAAAATCCTAAAACAACAAGATATGAATATTTATCAACTTTTTTAACCTCATAAAAATCATACATTTCTTTTAATCCCTTTGAGTCTAAATACTCTGAAATCTTAACGGTATATTCTCTTATAGATGTCTCAGCCAGTTTATCAATATCAGACTTTCTAAGATTATAAGGTTCTCCTATCATTTCAGCAGGTATATTAAGAACATTATATATTCTATAAGCATTATCAATTCTAGCACCAAAAACTTGTTCTAGTTCGATCTTATTTAATTTAAGAATTTTCCTAAATTCTCTAAATATTTTTATTTTTTTAAAAAAAGAAATTTTATTTGCCATATTAATTATATTATTTAATATTAATTTGTTTAACCATCACCCTTACTTCCCATGTCAGCATTTGTTTCTTTTGGATTATGTAAGTATAAGTTAATTCCCTGAGCCTCATCTTTAATTGTTTTCAATAATAAAATAACTTTATCTAGTTTTTGTAATTGTGTTTCACCTTTAGCATCTTTATGATATGATGATTCATCTGCTTTTTTACTTTGAACACCGGTAGCACCAGCGCCTGCCTTTACGGCTGGTCTTTTGCCTAATTCAGCAGTTTGTATTTGTAACATATTAGCAAATACACCACTTCTACTTTCTAATACTTTTAACATATTACTAAACATAGTAGAATCCATAGCAGATAACATTGCTAAGTTACCAGTCAATACTCTAAATTCATGTAATTTACCAACATTTAAACCATTAATAGCTCCACTAAAATTCTTAACAGCTTTAGCCAAAGTATCATAAGCATTAGCAATCTTAACCATACCTTTAGCAACTCTAGAAATAGGATCTAATCCTAACATCTCATCAAGAACGGATTGACCTTTTTGTTTTTTAGAAAGATTATTTGCTAATTCAGCAAATGTCATAACATTTGATGCTATACTCTTCATATAATTTGGATCTATTTTAAATCCAAATAATCCTTTATTCTTATGAAGAATACGAGCAGTAACAACCAATTGATTTACAACTTTATTAATAATTCCAACATCAGCGGCTCTAGTAGTTTCAATAGAATACTTACCAAACGGACCAAGACTCATAGTTTTAACCTCGTTAATAGTAAGAATTTTTTCAAGTATTCTAGTTAATTTAGCATAATTTTGTAAATTCCAGTGTAGATTATAAACCCAATTAGAATCCAATTTAAACTCTTTAAAAAACTTTTGATTACTCCATAATATTCTAGCAGTATCAACCATTTGACTAACGATTCTATTAATAATAGAAACATCTTTCATTTTTCTAACTGTTGTTGTTGTTGTTGTTTGACCAAACCCTAAGAAACCTCCTTGTTTTAGCGTTGATTTTTCATCAGAGCCTAGTATTTTATCAAGTTGACTGGTTAATGCGGCATAAGGCAAAACATTTTTTGACAAATTCATTACCCAAGAAGGATCTAACTTAAATTTAAAATATTTTTCACTTTGAGAAAGCATTTTAGCCGAAGAAGATATATTAGATATAGCACTTCTTAAAACCATAGAATTTATTGTAAATCTAGCTATTGTAAGACCCTTATCTTCTATTGCTTGGAAAATGTCCATAAATCCAACAACAGTTGATTTCACACCACTGGCCCATTGTTCACTTGGATAAGAACCCCAAATATCACCAGCCTTAAAGAAAGCAAGACCAGAAGAAACTAAAGCAGCAGTAATATATTTAATACCTTTCAACATATTACCAATAACCTCATCACCTGAAGTAAACCAACCTGTATCTTCACTAAGAGACTTAAAGACAGGAGCAAAAGCATTCAATGCCGCGCCTACACCTTTACCCCAATTTTCAGAAGGATAACCTTCATCAAAGGTAGCTTTATTTGCGGCAAATATATTAGCAGAATCAATAATACCTCTTGAAATAGTTATAATAGCCGCGCTCATTTTTTGACCACCACTGAACGGGAAATCTTCCAACATTTTATAAACAGGAGCAAAAGCACCAATTGCTAAACCTACTCCTTGAGACCATTCTTTAGATGGACCATTAATAAAGGCGGCTTTATTTTCAGCAAAGAAACCAGCAGCATCAACTATACCACGAGATACTGTTTTAATAGCTGTAGCAAAATCATCTGGACCAACTCCACCACCTCCAAATAATGAAAGTATTGAATTTGCCATCATCATAGCATAAACAGGAGCAAAAGCACCTAAAGCTAAAGCTATACCACCTGCCCAAGCTAAAGTAGGACCACCAGTATATTTACCTTTTTCTAAAATAAGAGATGCTTGTACAATTGTTTCAGCTACTGTTAAAACAGCCTCGGATCCAGCGGCTAACATAAGACCACCAATTCCAAATGTACCTATAATAAGAGCACCTAGGACAACCATACCAGCAGTAAATGCCGCCATAGAAATAGCAACAGAAGCCGACCAAGACAAAGGTGGATAATTACCATACTTACCAGCAGCAAGTATATAAGAAGCAGCAGTAATAGTAGCCGCAACTATAAGAACCATTCCAGCACCAGCTAATATAGCAAGAGCACCAAATCCAGACATGGCGATAGCTCCTAATAGTACAATAGCCGGAGTAAATGCGATTAAAGATAATCCAACTCCAAGTGCCCATTTCCAATCAGGATAGTTTTTATAATTACCTAATGCTAAAATATGAGATGATACCATAACAGCAACAGCAATAACAACTATTAAAAGAGTTCCCATAAGAGCATCTTTAATACCAACTTTCATTTTTTTAAATAAAGCCATAACACCACCTATAGAGGCAGCAACAATAGCCAAAGCAATACCATATAGTACTATCTTTAATAACGTAGCCGCAGGTATAACCTTAGCCATTGCTAAAATATAAGAAGATGCGGTTATAGCTATTGCTACCAGAACCATAAATACTGGTATTTTAGGTAAATCCGAGTAGTTCATTCTTCTAATACCATTTACTATTTTAGCAATACCAAAAGAAAGAACAACAAAAACCGCAGCAACACCAATAGCCGTTAGGAATTGAGAAAAACTAATTGGTTTTATTTTACCTAAAGCAACTGATGAATAAGCAATAGCGTATGAAACGGCTACCAACAAAATAGGAAGCATTATAGCCGCAACTGCCACAGTAGCCGGATTCAAACCTTCAAAAGATTTTAGTAATTTTCTAATACCATAGGATATCACAGCAAAAACTATAGCAATACCAACCGCAGTTAAAAACTGGATAAATCCAATTGGTTTAATCAATTGAAAAGCATATGAAGCACCAGCAATACCTAAGGCAATAGCCGGTAATATTAAAGGTAAGAAAATAACAGCTTCCATTAAATCTTTAACACCGATACCCTTAAATGATTTTAATAATTTTCTAATACCAAATGATATAATAGCGAATACGATACCTATACCAACAGCTGTTAAGAACTGAGAAAATCCTATTGGCTTAATCAATTGAAAAGCCCAAGAAGCAAATGCTATACCCAAGGCAATAGCAGGTAAGATAATAATAAAACCTACAACAGATTTTATCAAATCAGACCACGACATTTTTTTAAATGCCATTAAAAACTTGAAAATTGAAGGCGCAAGCATAGCAAAAGTCAAAGCAATAAATGTAGCTGTGAAGAACTTACTAAACGATAAAGGAGTAATCATTGATAATATCCAAGAAGCGGCGGTTATACCAACAGAAATAGCAGTTATGGCTATTATAAAGTTTTTAGCATCTTTTTTAGCATCAAAACCTACTTCTTTTAATGACTTATGTACTTTAGCAAATCCTATAGCCAGTAAGGGCAGAGCTATAGACAAGGCAATAACTGATAAGAAATTAACTTTACCAATTAAAAGAAAAGCAACACCAATTGCCAATACAGCAACAGCAATAAGTAAGATAACACCGAGACCTTCTTTGAAATTCTTTTGAGCCGTTTTATCTTTACCTAAACCTTCAGCGACATTTTCTTTTTTACCACCTTTACTCTTAGCCATACCCATAATGGTTTGTTGATTAGCTAAGATTTGTTTAGTATCTTTTTGTAAGGCTTTAACACCTACATTAATTTCTTTGATTTCTTTAACAAAGTCTCCACCCTTCATGGCTTTTGCGGTAGCAGACTGTGCCTCACTCTTATCTTTAAGAGCGGCAGCAATGTCTTCTAGTGCTAAAGACAAATTACTTAAACTATCTAGTAACTTCTTATCCATTAAATAATATAAATTTTACAATGTATATATAAAATAAACAAATACTTCTTAATATATAAATTAATAAAGTATTATATTTGTATGAGAAAAATTGAAAGAATGATTAAGTACTATTTATTTAAAGAATCTATTAAGGATATGGAATTAAATAAGATAAAGGATAAAATCAATAAAAGAAAGACTCTAACTAAGAGAGAGATTAACTTTTTAGAATTATATCAATCAACTACTAAAAAAGAAGACTTAAAAGACTTCTTATATTTATCTAAAAACACTACTTTTAGTAAGATTTTAGAATTACTTGAAAATGGTATCAAAGTTATTTGTAATCTACACGATAGAAATGGTAAGTTTGGAATGGAAATAGTTAAAATTGAAAACAATTTTGAGGAAGAAACCTGTAAAATAACTATGATTCATGATGAACATCATAAATTACATGATAAGTTCCTTTATAATTTAATATATAACATTAAGAAAGATGAATATTCATTAGAAGAACAAGATGAATATTTTGAAAAAATAGAATCAAAAAATGATTAAATCATTCAAACAGTTTATTAACGAAGAAGTATCAGGTACTGAATTAGTTGGTCCAATTGGACCAGCATATGGTGAAACAAGGTTACAAAATAAAACTGTTTCTTTTCACGATACAAATGTGATTCTATCAGAAATTGATAATGGATTCTATACAATAGACGAATACAATAATATATATAGTGATTATCTAAAACAAGGTGGAAAACCTTTACCAGATGGATTTAATAGAGAAAACTTAGACTTAGTTATTTCTTTTATGAATGATTAAGCGGTAATATCAACAACAGTCAAAGCATTAGATCCGTTATAATAAGATAATTTAACATCCAATCCCGAAGTTAAAATTATATCACAACTATACGTTCCATAAATATGTGTAGGTAAACCACCGGTAAAATATCCTACCATTAAATTTAAATTACTAACTTCACATTTTATAGAGTTATTTCGAAAAATACTACTCATATCAGTAAAATTATGATAAAATTCACCATAAAATGAATTATAAAGCATATTACCTATTATATTATTATTAAAAGAACAATTTATTATATTATTATTAAAAGGACCATTTATTATATTATTATTAAAATTATTACCATTAAAGAAATCACTACCAGCATATATTATATTGTTTTTAGCAGGTTGTTCAAAATGATTATTATAGCAAGCGCCCTCCAATTTATTATAACTAGAATAAGGATTAGTAAAAACATTATTTGATAATATCAAAGTATTATTATAAGAACCACTTAAATACTTTTGAGAATAATTTCCTATATAATTATTCACACTAGTACCACCTACTTGAAACGTATAAAGATCATCAAAATCATTATCATCAAATTGACCAAAATAAACTTCTTTATAACTAGTAAAATCACCGGTAGGAATTGTTGAGTGGAAAGTCAAAAGAGGTGTTGTTGGTACACCAAATGTATAATTCGTTGGTGCTATTTGAGAACCATTATTTAATAAGACAGTAGAAGGAACACCACCAGTATATAAACTATCAACTTCTACAGTAATTGTAGTATCATTAACTTTAGTTTTAACTTTTAAACCAATAGTATAACTTTTATCACCACCCCAAACACTATGTGAATCTAAAATTATAATATCTCCAATAGAAAGCTCCGACATAAAAGTCGTAGCAGTACCACTAACCGTTCCACTTATACAATCCCAATTATTGATGAAACCATTCAGTTGTAAATCTCTTTCATAGTTTTGATATCTTTTGAATTTTATAGTTCTATGATCATAGTCTGTTCTATTACCATCAACATCAATTCTTTCAGTGATTCTACCTTTAGCCGGATTACCAAACTCTGTTTCGTTCCAAGTAAAATCATATTTAATTTTATCTTTTGGATAATCAGGTTGATAAGCATCAACTGCTAAGGTATTTTTTGAAGTAGCTAAAACAACAATTGGATAAGATGTACTGGATGTAAGACTTAAAACTGTTTTAGGTTTATCATCAAAATAAAAATCAGGTTGCTCATAAATAGTTTGAAAGTCATTTATATAATAATAAGAACCAGTAGCAAAACCATCAGAACTATATAAAGAATACAAATTTGAATATGTAGTATCTATAATTGGATTATAAGAACCAATAGGTGTAGCAACACCTGAACTATTCATATAATACAAAAGACCACCATCACTATCGTTGCTGAAAAATTTAACGTAGTTTGAAGCTGGAGCAGATATCAAGTTATCTTGTACTTTCTTTAATAATATATGAGACATTTGACTTATTTATTTTTATAACTTATATATTAAATTATGATTTGCTTTTAAGTGTAATTGTAACAACAGCTGATTTACCACCAAATCTATCTTCAGTAATTTCTTTTTCTAGATTAAAATTAGAAAAATCTATACCTCTAAAAAGACCATTCCACTTTCTATCTGTATAATCAGAGGATCCAAAACCACCATTACATCTAACAGTGATTTTTAAATTTTCTTTATCTAAATTCTTAGTCATATTATTTGTAAAATCACTCTTTGAGGCGTTGGTTCTTAGATTCATATCATTATACAACTTTTGTATTGTAAATAAATCACCCTCAACTTTAGCTTTTTGTATAAAAGTAACAACTATGTGATGTCTCCAGTTAGTACCGATAGAAACTTTAGCACTTTCTAAACGATTTTTAAGAGCTATTAACTCATCTAAGAAATCCCAAAATTTCTCATCAATAATTTGGTCGGTATATCCACCAGATGGACCTAATTGAAAATAGTTTCTAAAAACTATATTCATTGATTTATATCCGGAAAATTCACCATCAGTAATAACTCTTGGTGATGAAAATGTATATTGAACGCCTAAATCTGTAATAGGAATAAGTAATTCATCTAATTCTTCTTTAGATAAATCAGTAATGTCTTCAGCGGATTCATTTAGATAATTAACAAAATTCTCAAGATATCTCATTACTTATTCTTTAATTTTCTATCTAAGATTTTAGCAATATGATCTCCAATGAAAAAGTGAACGTTTTTGATTGTATCTGTTTCAAATGTTTCAATCTCATCCATAAATTTGAATTGAAACTTATAAGTATCTAATTCCTCTTCATCAACTCTGTCTATTTTATGAATAGACAATTCCATATCATAGTTATTATTAATGTTAATATTGAAATCAAATGTTGTTTTATCACAAGGAGTTGTTTTGAACTTAGGTTCATACTCAACATCAAAGATTGAATAATCAGTAATGTCATCTCTTCTCATATAATAGTTTAAGAACATTGCTGGTGCCTCAATAAAGTCAGAAAGAATCTGTAAATCTTCACCAAAGTTT